GCACCTGCATTCCATTCGTTATTGTTTTTATTAGACTTTATAGACATTTCACAAGGAACAGATCCAATAGAATCCCATAAGAATAATAAATCATAAGGTAAATTACCTTTTTTCTGTTCATCAATTAAATCTAAAATAAACCCAGCAACATCCTCAATAGAATTAATAGTTTCTCTATCTACATAAATAAAATTACCTTCATAGTTTTCAACTTCTCCAGTTTCTTCATTAATAACTTCATCAACTTCTAGTCCCATCATTTTTGCATGATCCCAAGACCATTTCATTTCTGTAATAATAAACACAGGCATGATATTTCTTTTCTGAGCGGATACAGCAGCTTCTAAAAGGGCTGTTGTTTTTCCTGTATCCGAGTGACCCCTAAGGAGCACAATGTGCCCCATAGGAATACCTGGAATTGAAGTTACTTCTTGGAATGCTGACGAAATCGGAATCCAGTCTTGATCCTTAAATTTAATATTAGATTTTAATCCTTTTTTTGTTTTAAAAGCATCTAAATTGAAATTTGATTGTATTTCTTTAGAGACTGCCTCCCCTAATGTTTTTTTCTTTTTCGCCATGTATTTTATTTATTAAAACGGTAAATCGTCGTTACTGTTCTTATCATCAGAAAATAAATCATCAAATTTATCTACTTTTGATTTTGATTTACTAGAATCTAATGAATAATTATTTGTTGTTGGAGCTGGTGCTGCTGGAGCTGCTGTAGATGATGTTGATGTTGATGTTTCTTCTCCACCATCAGATAAAAAATCTTGTAATGCAGCTTTAACTTCATCAAATGTAAATTTCTTAAATACATCAAGAGGATTTGGTTGATTTTCCAAAATATTTCTTGCAACATTTTCATCACTAGATAGTGGTGATGTTTTTAACGATGGTCCAACTGATGTACTATTATAAGGAGTTCCTGTTACTTCAGGTCCTACAGTAGTTAATTTAATATCTCTTCCTCCTACAATATCAGTATAATCACCAATTTCTTCATCGGCTGCCATATTTAAAAAATCTTGGTATACTTGTTTACCAAATTGCCATAATTTAACACCTTCATCTTCTTGTCCTCTTACTACAATAGGAGCAAAAATACGAGTTTTAGCATCTAATTTTTTAGCTAATCTCCAATTGTCTTTATCTCCACTATTACGTAATTGTTTTGTAAATTCTTGTATTGGGTCTTTTTCTCCCCAATTTTGTGGTGATGCCATTACTCTTTGACCAATGCCATAGTAAAATAACATTTCAGTAAATGGAAATTGTTTATTATATTTGCTAGGAGCTACTCTAACAACTTCTTTACCAACAGATGGTTTCCAAAATAATGATTTTCCACCTCCGCTGTTAGTTGCGGATTGCTTGTTCATTTGTTCCAAGCGATTTTTGATTGCATTTAAATCCATAAAGATAACTTTTTAATTGTTTTATAACGTTTATTAATGTGATGAATATACGAACGAATGTTCGATTTGCCTAACTATACTTCAAGAATCTTATAGATTTTTGTCTTTAATTCTTTTAACTCATCTCTTTGAGTAAGTAATATAGTATTTTTGTAATGTTCCCAAGTAATAGGAAACTTAGTATCAACTACCCCACCATTTAATCTTTTAATTAATTCATTTAAAGCATTAATTGTGTATAAAGTATTTGTTTCTTTTTTTCTATGTACTAGAATAGTATTTTGTGGTAGTGTATTTAAATTTGCCTGATCTATATTATAAGTGCATACATACTCATCATTACTCTTAACATGCAAAACAAATATTTTGTTATACATAATAGAATAAGTAGAGGTTAAATTCTTTATTAAGGAATCTAACTCATCTAGAGTAGTAAATGTGCAAAATAATTTATTATTCAAATCATTTATATTTAATGTAGCGAATTCAGAAAAATCGTCTACGGTATACATATTAACCGATTTATTTAAAATTGTAGGTGTTTCCATAACTTTCTTTTATTTGTAACTTATTATTATTAATTATTTGTTTGATATCTTCAATCAAATCTTCTTCACTATTATCAAAATCAAATAAAAACGAATCATAAGTATATAACACTAACTTAGTTTTGCGCCCTTTTAATGACTTAAATATTTCCCATAATATACGAATATTCATAGCAGTCTCCAAATTCTGTAGTAAGTAATTTAGAAGCTTTTGAGGTTTCATTTCATCTAACTTTTCTTTTTTATATCTATACTTAGAAATAGGACAATCTATGTAACCCTCTTTGTTAAATTTTTCCCATATTTCATCCACATATACTTGAACTTTTTGAAAAAATTCCAGATTTTTAAATTGTTCAAATACTCCTCCGTATAGTTGTTTAAATGTTAATTCTTTAGCTTTTTTATAATCCACTCCATACATTTTCGCAAATGATTCGTGAATATCATCTTCACCAAAATCATAATCCACCAACAGCCCCAAAAGAGTAGGATGATAAGCACTAATATCCAACTCAATAAACTTATCGTTACGTGGAATAAAACTCTCCCTACATCCATTATCTTTATTAAGTGCTGCATAATTTACTCCTCCGAATTTATTTGATGGTCTTGTTGTTGTTGTTTTAAAGTTGTACTGCGTGTAGGTGATGTCTCTATCGATAGGGTGAAAGTGCGATTCAAATCTTTCTCTATTAATTCGTATTCCACTTCGCTCCACGGCGTTGAAAACCACTGTGGCTTTTGTGTTGTAAAAGTCGTTGATTGGCTCATTTATTTTTTCTTTTAATTCATTAAATAGGTTTTCACAATATTCATAATGTTTAACTATAGGTATTATTCTATTTATGTCTTTTTTATCATTATGTTTACCATAAAAGTAACTATGGGTTTTAGTATATTCTGGTATATACGTAGGTGAATTAAGTGTTATGTCTAAAAGACTTTTAAATATTAAATAATGTAAAAATTCTTTTTTATCACGTGTGTATATGTTATTAAATTTATCTAACACGCATTTAACTGCGTTTATATCAATGTTCATTGTTTCACTATGGGATATTGTGATCATAAATCCCTTTGCCGTATCTAACGGACGAACATATAAAGCACAAATCTCATTTTGAGTAGGATGTTCTACATTACTATAAGGGATAATTTCTACAAATGCATCTCCTCTACAGTAGTTTTGAAAACTTTTTAATTGTTCTTTATTTTCGATTAACCAAAACATAACTATTATTTTGGTATAATATAATAAAACTATTTAGTATCCCCCACCTGAACTGCCCCCTCCTATTGGAGGAATTGAATATCCTGAATTTGATGGGGTAGAAGATGGTAAACTTCCTGTTATTTGGGTTGATATTGTTGTTCTATTTAAGATATCTTTTATATTAACATCTAAATAGTCATGTTTATCAAAAGTATGAAAAGCACCAACCATTGGACCCTTAGAATTATGAATATGATAAGGGCCTATATAATCCATTCCCGTACTTCTATTAATATATTCCCCTCCTTTAGTGTATAAATTATCAGCTTCACTATATTGATAATATTTATCAAAATCTTCTTTTAAAAAACCTGCTAAGCCTAATCTTTTAATCCTTCGTTGAGCTATTACTACTTGATTTCTATTTGCAATTATTACTGTATTTTTATCTCCTGTTAAAGTCCATTGAAGATCAAAACAAATATAAGGTTCCCAAAGCCAATCTGCATTTTGATTTTTAAGTTTTTTATATTGCTTTTTATCTAGTTCTAAATAAATATTTTGGTTTATTCTTACACAAAAATATCTAGTAAATACTCCTAACGAATAATCATCTTTTGTGGGTTTAGGATAAGATTGATATGGAACCTCTTTAGGTTGATCATCTTCTGTATCCTGACCTGTTATTTTTAGATATGTAACTATACTACCTTGATTCCATTCATCTTCATTTACAATAGGATCAGGATCATTTAAAAATAAAGCTATTACATTTGTAGTTTCTAGTGAAGGAGGAATATCATCAGTTCCAATACCACTTTGTGGTGCTATTTCAACTAATTCAATTTTATTTTTTTCATTCTGATTTTTACCTGAAAATATTTTCCCATTCCATAGAGTATGGTAATAACCAAAATAGATATCTTTAGTTTGGATATCCATTAACTCATCTCCAGGAGTATATAAATTGGGTTTTATTCTATTTTTAGGTATATACATTATGCTCCGCTTGTTGCTATTGATTTTAACATATCTATTAATTCTTTTTGGGGCCAAACATCAGACTTACCTGTTCTAACAGAGTTATGAGTAAATACTCCTTTTTCACCTCGTAATGCTTTTTTACTAATACTTTCACCTAAATTAGGAAATAATTGATCATAGTCATAATGGAAAGGAATACCATATTTACTCATCCATCCTGTTACTATTGTTTTTACATGAGCAATATTAGCAGAATTATATTTTTCATAATATTTATGTCCTTTATATGAAATAAATGATCCATCTTTACCTATAGGTCTTCCTACTCTATCTGCTGATAGTTCATTTTTATAATATGTTATATATTTACCATTTTTTAAATCACACCAACCATAAGATTGCATTTCAATACCTAAACTTATTTTATTTAAATTTTGAAATTTAACACCTGCTCTGCTAAATACTGATTGCTTAATTCCTAAATGATTTGCCCATGCTTCATCAGCATATAATTGTTCTTTATCACCTAAATTATTAGTTATATAATGAGTAGCAACATGATCAGTTCTTTTACTCCAACCTGCTATAGTTCTTGATGGTGATTTAGTAGCTCCTGCTGTATGGTGTATATAAATTTGTTTTTTAGGGGTAGGACCATCATAAAATATTTTAGCCATTGGAAATCCAGAGGTTAATGTTTTAAAATCTCCAATACTTCCTACAGGTGCTGATGATGTGTTGGTTGAAGCTTGAACTGCTGTAGATGATACCATAGGACCTGGGGATTTAATAGGATTCATTTTACTTACAGGTACAGCTTGTGTATCTACTTTTGTCATCCAACCCTCTCCTCCTATAGTATGATTTAAAGATTTAATTAATAACTCAACATTACCTTCACCATAAGAAGGAGGTAAAACTCTATCATCAATCGAAAATCTTTCAAATAGTTTCATTCCTGATAAACCGGTTATATCCATACTTAAATTAAAGGGTAAAAAGGAAGGTGCTTGTAATTGTTTATCTTTAACTAATTTACCAAACATCAAACTAAAATAGTTAGTAGATAATTCATTTAAACAACTTATATCTTCTTCTAAAAAATTCTTTAATTGATAAATACTTTCAAATACTGAAGTACCCTCTACTTTATAATTTATTTGTTGGTTCCAAACATCTTCCACTTCTAAAACTACTGCTTCTTCATCTTCTTTTTCTGAGGATTGTTCGTAATCATTTTGGTTTTTCTTTACAGGGATAACTCTATCAATTAATCCTAAATTATATTTAGAAAATCCGGTTGCATTAGCTGATAATTCATTTCCTCCATATTGTGCCCCAATTGTTATCATAGAAGCATATTCTGCACCTAATTCTCCACTCATAACTAAATTTTTAACAAAAGATCCACCCCCACCTCCAATAGGGCCAAATTCATTTTCTTGATCTTCTACACTTGCTGTATTTGGTTTTACCCCAAATGCATTAAATTTAGCATATACTTTATCTGATGTTGAATTATCAAATCTTTGAGGAGCATTTTCAATAAATTTAATTTTACCTGTTACTTCATCTACTTTAATACCAATTTGGGTTATATATCCTAAAGAAGCTGACATAGTATCTATAACTGAATTTAAAAATGTTAATAATGATAAACCACCATTAGAATCTCTAGGGGATTTATCTAATATAGTTGCAATATTATTAATATTTAAATATACATGCATTAATCTACCTAAATAAGTATTAAATTGAAAATTTGACGCTATTTTAGTCATAGTTTCATTTAATTTTGTATCAGGATATGTAATATTTTCTACTTCCATATTAGTATTAGTATAAGGAATAAGACATACTAATGGATTTGCAGAAAAATGACCAGGGGCTGTAACCATATAAGTTGTATCCTTTTCTATGTTTTTAAAATCAACATCAAAATCAAATAGAGGGCAACCATCATTATTATATACTAAAAGATATTTTTGAACTATAGCTATTAAAGTACCAAATGTAAGATAAACTTGTGGACTAGCATTTTCTGCTTGTTCCATTGTAACCCCTTGCACAGATAACATTCCACTTTTTATACTTAAATCTTCTAATTTAAATTCTGTGGTTTGTTCAGCATTATCATCTTTTACTATTACTTGTGCTAAAGGTGAACTAGGTAAAGTAACTGTCCAAAAAGCATCTGCATCTCCTGCTCCACTTGTTTGTTCATATAAATTATATAAAACTTTATTTAAAGTTGTTTTTGTTTTATTAGCTATTAATGGGGGTTGTTCTACCTCACCTGCTGGAGTTGCAGTTGATTCTCCTACATCATTATCAGCTTTAGAAGGTAATTTTATATTTACTTTAAGGGATTCCATCATATCTCCCATACCTGTTATTTCAGTACGACAATCATAACTTCCATCTGAATTAAAACTCCAACCAAAGTTAACTACTTTCCCAAATACTCCTTCATAATTACCCTGTCTATCTATTCTTTCTTGTTGAATTAAATCTAAAACATCAAAATGAGTTGGTGTACTACTACCTTTTGCTTTAGGTTCAAACATATAACTTAAAGCTGGTGAGAAAAAATTATCATATTTTTGAAGAGTTCCACTATTATCTAAATAGGTACTCCATCCAAATTCTAAAAGTAAATTAAATCCAGGTCTCATATATAATACGTCTAGCATTGCTAGTTGCTTTCTACTAAAACATTTAAAATTTATTACTGTTTTTGAAAAAGCTCCGTTTTCTAAATATTGAACAGTAGCGTCTGTAATTCCAGGCATAGGAACATATCCTCGTTCTTCAAGACCTCCCCAACCGTAAGCTCCTCCAAGGGGAGCATTTGATGAATTTAATCCAAAATTTTGTACTCCTGAATTACCTTCTATGGCCATTGTTCCTCCTTGTAAAATTAGATTTTTTGCTATGTTATCACCATCTAATATACTTGCAGGTATTCCATATGATTTTAATTTGCTAAAATTCCCATCTCCTTCCGATGCAGTACCTAATGCTACAGCTTCATCTTCTTGTGCTTTACTTACATTAACACTACTTGATAACCTAATCCAAGGGGCTTTAGTATTTTGATATAGTAAATTAGTAGTTGTTAAATTAGTACTATTTCCTAAGGAAGTTTGTCTAGCATTAATTTGTTTTGTTACCCAATCCGCAAATGGTTGTCCTAGTATACCCATCTTTATAACTCATTTAATTTATTATAACTGTCTATTATTCCACTTACATTAGTTGGGATTCTTAACTGTGTTCCTCTAGGTATAGTTATTTGACCAAAACCTACAGTATTAGGATTAGCTAAAGATATCAACCAATATAAAGTAACATCTTGATAAAATTGATTTGCTAATAAATCTAATCTATCTCCCCATTCAGTTTCAACATATATATCACTTTCTTGAGGTGGTACTTCAGGATAATATACCGTACGATAATATAAATCTCCTGGGGTTCCAACGAATTCATTTTCGTTTCTTAATTGTTTTATATTTTTATATCTATTCACCTAAAATATCATTTGAATTATTACTATCTCCATCACCATCTGCCCTTTGCATTTGGTAAATATCGTTATAATTTCCTTTACCACTGTTATTTGATAATGCTATATATCTTTCATTTGGTGTCTTAGCATTATTTGGTTTTTGTGGTAAGAAGTTATGAATTGGTGTAAATGATAAACCTGATACTCTAATCATATATGGTAATTCTTTTACACTTCCATCTCCTCCACCCTCAGCATTAATAGCAATTTCCCAAGGGGATTCTTGAGGAATCTCATAAGTTAAGGATGTTATAAATCCAGGTTGTTCATATAAATAGCCTCCTAGCGTTAATCTAACTAAATTTCCTCTCATAAATCCTGCCTTTGTATAATCGGGGGCTAATGTTGATGCTAAATAATTTAATTTTTTATACATAGGAATTAATTCTGCTTTTGATTGTGCATAACAAGTAAAAGCCATTGATATTCCTCTATTAAACCCTGTATAATTATATAATGATTCTCCACGTCCTGAGTAATTAACAGGATCCCATGATGCATTATAACTATCAGAAAAACTATCTATAAATGCTCTAAAATGCATATAAACGGCATCACCATTTGTTTGATCATTATTAATGGCAGCAATTCTAAATTTACAAAAATCATTTATAGCTAATGATGTGTCTGGTCCAGATGCATCATACATAGGCATTGCTGTAATTTTATCTAATGCTGCTGTTTGTGTTGCTGGTAGCCCATAATTAAACACATTCTTTTGACCAACTGATGTATTAGATTTTCCTGGATCTCCTCTATTAATTCTTTTATTTGCCTGTTTAAGATTATAATTAGGTGCTAATGAAATAACACTAGATATACCTGTGTCAGGAGAAGTATCTATTAATTGAGAATCAATTACTTCTTTTCTAAAATCAGTAATTTGGGGATTAACTATATAAGATTGTTTTTCTTCTATTTGAGCTTGGGTAAGAGTCATTGTACCTTGAGCCCAAGCTGCTCCTCCTTGAGATTTACCCCCTGTAGTTAATGTATCAGGATCATAAACATTATTATTAAATAATTTTAATCCTCCTGGTGCTCCTAATGCTAATCCTTCAAATATAGAATTTTCATCTGATGGAAAGAGTGATGCAAATGCATAACTAACACTACTACCTTCTATAAATATTTTTTGTTTATTTAGTTGTACATCTTTAATTCCAAAAATCTTATAATTGTTGGGACCATCAGGAATAAAAAATGAATTCTCACCATCAATTTTAGCATTTTTAAATGTACTTTGTGGTGTATTTTGATTTTGAATTGAACCTGTATCTCTTGCTTCTATATACTCAGCCTCATCTGATATATTTGTTGAATCTGATGCTGATATTAAAGGTAATAAAGGTAATTTTACTCTTTCATAATCAATACTTCCAGATGTTACCCCATCCGAAGTATTTTTAAATACTTCAAAATTATTAGATCCAGTAGGATTGATAAAACCTGCATATAAACCTGTTTCTAATTCTGGATTATTGATTGTATTATTTTGAAGATTTACATTTTGTAATGGATTTTCTTCTGTTGCTGAGGCTATAGATTCTGATTGGAATGGGAATGCTTCTGCTGCTTTTGCACTTGCTCCTAATTTACTAGGATTTAAATAATCAATACTCCCAGATGTTACTCCATCTGAAGTATTTCTAAACACTCCATAATTGTTAGAACCAGTAGCATTAATAAAACCTGCATAATTACCTGTAGTTAATTCTGCATTTTCAATTGCAGATTGTTTAGTATTTATATTTTGTAAAGGATTATTTTCAGTTGATGATGCTATAGATTCTGATTGGTTAGGAAAAACTTCAGCTGCTAATGGACTAGCACCTAATTTACTAACATTTTCAAAATCAATACTTCCAGATGTTACCCCATCAGAAGTGTTTTTAAATACTCCATAATTATTAGAACCCGTGGCATTTATAAAACCAGCATAGTTACCTGTAATTAATTCTGCATTTTCAATTGCAGACTGTTTAGTATTTATATTTTGTAAAGGATTGTTTTCTGTTGAAGCAGCTATAGATTCTGATTGGTTAGGAAAACGTTCTGCGGCCATTGGACTAGCACCTAATTTACTAACATTTTCATAATCTATACTTCCAGATGTAACATCAGGTGATGTATTTTTAAATATTTTATAATTATTAGAACCTGTAGGATTAAAAAATCCAGCATTAGATAATTGAGCATTTCTAATTGTTGATTGTCTAGTATTTAAATTTTGTAATTCAGCATCATCTGCTCCTTTAGTTAATGATCCTGAATCGGTAGGAAATACAGCGGCTGCTATAGGAGTTACTCCTAATTTTTTACTGTATTCTTTTATTTGTGGGTTGTTATTATTTTTTCTTCCACCTAAAAAGTAATTTTCATCACTTACATATAACGGATTATTAAATCCTGTTCTTTGATCCGCAAACATAATATCTGTATCTCCAATACCTAATATTGATCCAGGACCTCCTGAATATGATAATAATATAGGTGATGTTGATGTACTGTGTATGTTGTGTAGATTTAATAATCTATTCGAAAAGTTTGTTTGGTCAGATGGTACTAATTTTTGTTCATCTACTAGTATAAATTCTGATTCAGTTACATTTGGGTTATTAACAACAGCTTCATTAAGTGGAATTTGTTGTATTTGTTGTATCCAAAGTGGATTTGTAACTTTTTTAGAAACTGTTATTATTTTTGTATCAAATGATCCAGGATCTGTTTTATCTCTTATTGTTTGATCATATCCCCTTAAACCTGCTCCAGGAAATAAACCTCCACCCCCACCTACAGGAGGTGTCATAGGAGATGATGGGTCTAAACCTAATAAATTTAAATGAGTTCCTGTAAATCCTACTGCTGCTTGACCTAAAGTACTTAAAGGGGTATATATACCTGAGTTTACAGCTCCACCACCAGTTCCATTTACAAAATTAGGAGGTGTTACACCACCATATCCTACTCCATAAGAAGCTTCTGTTTTTACAGCTGTTCTTGATAATAAATTTTGTTTTGCTATGAATTCAAAACCATTAGGTGATCTTAAATCAAAAAACATTTGGGTAAGTCTACTTACATCCCTTGCTGCATCTATAGGTGCGTTAAGTCCGCCTCTCCATAAAAAGTCCATACCTCCTACAGGAGGTGGATTACTATCGTCATTTACGATAGTTGGATTTGGATCGTTAACATTGACTCCGGGGATATCACGCTTAATATAAGGTTGATTACTACTACCTTCATCATAACGATCTTTACCCCACTTAATCTTGTTAAGAGCAGTTGTGGAGGTAATTAGAGGCATTTACTATTATTTAAAATGATCTTCCTTCTGGAGCGTTATTTTTATATCTGTTTGTTGCACCTTGGTAAGCTTCTGATCTTTCTCCTAAAGCTGATACCCCAGGTACCGAATATCCACTTGCAGCTGCTCCTAGATTAGTATAAGGTGAATTCGTTATTGTTGGATCTCCAATATTTGAATATTGGTTATGTAATAAAGAATTACCCTGTACGTTAATAGCAGGATCTGTTGTTGGATTTGGGTTTGGTGAAATTGGAACGGCTAATTGCGATCCATTTTGATCAAACATTTTTAATACTGATTCTGTTGCCATAATAATTAATTTTAATTGGTTTTGTTATAAATATTAACCCATTCTAGAAGATTGCAATGCTAGTGCATGTCCTACTTTTTGCCCATCTAAAACCACATTTCCTCCTTTTTTTACTATTGATATTAATTCTTTTAATAATGCTGTTGTTTCATCTCCTCCCCCACTTGCTTGACCTCTTGATAAAACTCTTTCACCTGGGGTAAGCATAGCTGGTACTCTATCTGAATATGGTGCTCCACCTGGTACCATACCACCATTTGAAAATGTAAAGAAATCTTTTGTACTACTCCAAGCAGAACTTGCTGCAGAAGATGTTGCATCCCATGCATCTTCAGCTCCTGAAGAAATACTCCTCCCTATACTACTTGCCTGTGATGCTGCCATATTATAAGCTTCATCTACTAAATCACTTGCACCTGCTGCAATAGAGCTAATAGCATTTCCAGCGTCATTTGCCATACTAGAAAAGTCATCTACAACACCAGATCCAAAATCCGCCATAGCATTTCCAGCGTCATTTGCCATACTAGAAAAGTCATCTATAACACCAGATCCAAAATCCGTCAATGTATCTAATGTACCACTAGCCATTATAGACATATCATTAAAAACTTCAGAACTAAATTCTGATATAGCTGTACCAGCTTCTGAAAATTTATTTCCAACATCATCAGTAAAAGACAATAGAGATTGTCTCATTGCTGAATTAGGATCTGAAAATACTTTAAATCCTTCTGTTATTGTTCCTACTACTGCTCCAACTGCACCACCTATTGCTGCTCCTGGAGCTGCTCCCACACCAAAAAACATAGCACCAATAGCTGCTCCAATTCCTGATCCTGCTAATGCCCCACCTGCTGCTGCTGTACCAAATCCAAGAGCTTCATCTCCAACGCTTCCTTTTTCACCACCTACCATTTCAGTAAACATAGATCCTTTACTTGAATTTCCAGTAAGTAATTCATAACCAATAGCTTCACCAGTTCCTATATTTTCTTTAATACCTGATGCTTTTTGATCTTCAGCAGTCATTGAAGCTGCATCTGATCCAAAGTAACTACTCATTCCTATATCAAGTATTGGTCCTAAAAGTGGTATCTTACTAAGAGCTTTTATTCCTGTTTTAGAAGCTATTTTTGTTGTTGCTTTGGTAGTTGCTTTACTATTTAATATATCTCCTGCAGCATCTACTGTTTTAGAGGTTGATTTAACATTTGGTGATGATGTTTTAGGGGTTGATTTAATATTTGGTGATGTTGTTTTTGCTCTTGCTTTTGCTGCTTTAGCATCCATTGCTTGAGCATATTTACTATTTGGAGCTGTTCCTCCTGGTATTTTTGAGTTTAACATAGCCATTGAAGGAATTAGTTTACTCAAAGTACTACTATTTTTTACTATTTGATTTAAAAAAGAACTTCTTTTAAATGACATAGCAGATAAATTTCTTAACTGCTTACCCATAAAGGTATTCTTACCACCAACCATTTTAGATATATTTTTGAACATCTTTCCAGATCTCAAACTTCTTTTACCCAACATCATCATAGGCAAACCACCACCACCACTTTGTGGATATTTTTCTTGTACAACCATAGGATTTAACCAATTCCCTTTATCAAATATTCCACCTGTTATTTTACTCGCTACTCCTTTAAGTACTGAAAATCCTAAAGCAAGTCCAGCTATAGCTAACACAGCTTTTCCTACACCACTGTTTAAAAATTTAGCTATAGGTTTAATCATGCTTACCATTTTACCAATTAAATTAATAATTAGAGGAGCTACCACTTGTGCCAAAGGTTCTAATGCAGCTTTTAATTGTTTAACGGCAGATTGTAGCAACCTATCCATTTCAACTGCTTTTTTACCTAAGTCAGTTTGTCCTTTTGCATTTTCTTTATTTAATTTTACTTGGTCTTCTTTATTTGCACTTATTTTTTTATCAGTATTTAAAGACTCCATTAACTGATCATGAGATATACCTAAAGCCTCAGCAAATGCTCGTTGTTTAAAAACATTACCTTGTAAATCTCCTTTATTTTCTTGGATTAATCTATTTATTTCAGCTTGTTGTTGTGCAACATTTCCTGTCATAGAAGCATGTCTTAATTTTTCAAGATTTAAATCTTTTTGTAAGTACATTTCTGCTTTAATTTCTTTTTGTATTGAGGACTCAAAATCTAAATGAGTTTCTGCAGCTGCAGCTATTTCATTCATTGATAATCCTAATCTTGCTGCTGTATGCGCTGCTTTAACTAATCCTTCAACGCCACCTTTTACATTATATTTTACTGCTGCACTAGCTTGACCCATTGCTTCTACGGCATCTGCAGATTTTAATGAAAAACCTGTTTGTTTATACAGCATATCTGTAGTATCCATAACTACCTGAAGTTGATCTGAAAACTTAACACCTTGCTCTGCTGATATTTTCATTAAATCCTGAGCTGATGATTCAGACATACCCATATACATGGTCATATCTAAATAAGCCTTAGCATTTTCTTCATTGAATTTTAAATTCATGCCTACAGCTTTATTTAAATCACCTTGTGCTTTAATTAATTCTTCAGTAAAATAATAGATATCTCCACTTGCATCACCCGCAGCATGAATTTCGTTTTTCATTGCTTTTGCTTGAGCTCCTGATGCCCCAAATAATTGACCAACATCCCTGACTTTTTTCTGCATTTGGCCAAAAATATCTAATAATAATTTTGCAAATTTTACAATCATAGTTATGATTACAAGAGGATCTGTTAATGCTGATAATAAGGCTTTTCCCATACCTTTCATTCCTGTACCCATAATTCTAAATTGATCACCTAAAGTAGCAGCTTTATTTCCATTATCTGTAAGTTGTACGGCCTGAGCTTTCATTTGGTCACCTACTGCAGCAACATCCTCGGACATATCTCCAAAACCAATTTTTTCAGCAAACCCAGCCATTCCACTTACAGCTTTTCCTGATAGACCTATTGCTGTCTTTATATTTTTTTGAGCTTTTAAAGTAGTTTCAATAGCATTATTAAAATCTTTTTGATGGCCTACTTTATCTTCTAAGTTTCTTGCAGAATCTTCAGCTAATGCTAATAATTCTCTAGCATCAGATAGTTCTTGACCTGATAATTTTCCAGATTCAATTTGTGTCCTTAAAAATTTTGATTGGGTTGTTAATTTTTGAAATTCTAAATTTACTTTTGCTTTTAAAGAATTTATTTCTTTTCTTGAAGCATTAGCAATATTATATTGTATATCTGATAGGTCTTCTGCTAAGTTTCTAATTTTATTGAAACTTTTAGTCATGTTTTTTAGGGGTTTATCAGTACCTCCTAATTCTCTACTAATATCTCTAAATGATTCTTTTACCCCTTCTAATCCTGAGTTTATTTCAAGAATATCAGCACGGATACCCTTCATAGAAGTTTCTACTTCTTTTATTGCATCAGCAACACTCTCATAGTTTTTAGCTACTTCTTGAGCATCTTTTCCCTTAAAAGGAGATACACGATTTAGAGATTTATATTTTTTCTCTAATTCTGCTAGAAGTCTATTTAACTCGTTTAGTTCTTTACGATTAGCCATTTACAAGCAATTTTATTATAAATATTAAAAAATTATGCTTTTTTAGCTTTTGTTGTTACAAAATCCGGAGTTTTCATTTTTTGGTTAGATTTACCGGATTTTGGAAACTTATCTATATATCCTGCTCTGTTTGCATTTGCTGGATCAGCTCTTTGTGCTTGTTTAAGTATATCTCTTCCCTTTTCCATATCATTAGAAGATGTACCTTGACTTTGAGCTCTTTCTTTTTCGTAGTGGTCTACTATTTTTTGAAGAGTGAATTTTCTAAGCCATATAGGCATTTCATATGCCGTATACCAATCATAACCCCCCTTACCATAAAATACTATTTCATGGATTTGAGTAAATAAATTATGTCTATATTCTGCTGCTTGACTATGCGTCAGGGAAAAAAAAGTTGGCACCAATAGGAATGTCAATTTCTTCTAATTCTCCGTTTTCTCTTACAATTTCATAATTGAAATCAACATCGGGTTGAATATCTTTTATATAATCCCGAAGGGCTTTTGCATCCCTTGCTAAAAAGTAGTTATCAACAAATTCTCTAATATCTTTTTTATCTGGATTACCATCTACTGATAATATCATATGTTTCATTCTTGTAGACATTATAGGACTTGCATTTTTATTAATTCTTTTTAATCCTCTAACTTCAGCATCTACTTTTTTTTCTAAACCATCAGTCATTATTTGAAATTCAATTAAATTTTGTCCTGTAGGTGTAGTAAAATGAAATTTATTTTCTCCTTTAGTTATTAATGATTCATCAAATTTAACATTTTCTAATGTTGATAAATCTACTGAATGTTCTTCTCCAAGATATTCAAATTTATAATCTTTACCATATCCTAATACTCTGGATGCTATTAATAAAGCATTTTTGTCACCTATAATCATATCATCTAAATCACCATCACTTACTACTAATGCTTCTAATAATTTATCTACTACATTACCCTTTGAAATAAAAGATTGATTAGTAATAATATCTTCTTCCTTTGCAGTCATGTATTTCATTTCAACTACACCAGATGAAAATGGATGTTCTTTTGGATATATAAGCCCTTTTGAAGGTAAAGTAACTTCCTCTGTTGGAAATTTAAATTTAGGCTTATTAAATGCAGGAGCTTCTTGAGCTTGTGGAGTTTTTTTATTTTTGTCCATATAAATTTTATTTGTTATAACTTAATTTCTTATTATACATATATAATATAAAAAAAAGCTTGACCGAAGCCAAGCTATTTTTAAAAATATGTTGATTTTTTTTAGAAATTCAGGACGCAGTAATCCATTCCTATTGTCATATCAATATTTTGTGCAGCACCATCTTCATCCCAGTTATAATCACCGAATGATGCATCTTTAATAAATGCTCCTTTTATAATCCATTCAGATACTACATCACCTACAGGACCTAAAATATCAATTGTTAGATCTTTTTTATAAAAATCAGAGTA